ATTTGGATCTCTGTCGGTAGAGCTTTCATGAGTAAATTGAGTTGTATTTAATTTACCAATATGAAGCGGGCCATGCAAAGGATCTGTTTCATTTGGTACAGGTCTCCATCCTGGAGTTGGATAAATTACTCTTGAATGATACTTTTGCTTAAACCATTTAGCAGTTAATCTTTCAATAATTTCTGGGGCAAGTGAACCCCCGCCTTGAAAATGAAGACCTGCATTTATTGCTCTTTGTTGCAAAGGTAGAGGAGTTGTTGCATGTGCAAACAAACTCTTATTTCTTCCTCTTAAATTGCCAATATTTATTCCATTGCCAATGGTGATCTTATTAGAAGATGTTGATCTTCTGGCTCCTGAAGTATATGCGCCGACACTTTCTGAAAACTCATTGAATAGCTGTACAGTATTTTGGCTTCCAAATGCTCTTATAGCATTATCTGAGATACCCCAGTAGTCGTTTGACATATCTGTAACTTTAGGATTGTTAAGAAGCATCTTTTCATAATTTGCCATTACTGCTTGATGAATGCGATCAAATTCAGCTTGAGGAATTACGCCCTGACCTAAAAGAGCTTGCAAGAATTGTTCTGTTGATCCTGATGCAATACCTGCTGGTCTTGATCTAATAGCTTCAAGTAATACTTCGCCTGGAAGTCCCATTTCCATCAAATGAGAATTAAGTTTTTGTCTTGAAATTACACCTTGAGAGTTTACAAGTCTATCATATAATGCTGGATGTTTTGTTTGAATTCTTGATAATGCTGATGGATTTGAAATATCACCAATATATAATCCGGATGTTCCTTTTGCTATAATGCGTGATGATGATCCAGAGTAACTTGGATTTAGCAATCTAAATTCTTCAGCATTAAGTCCACTTAATTTAACTGAATTTGCTAATTCAAGAAGACCCTGTATAAGACCTCCGCCTGCATAACCTTTTCCACCACGACCTGAATTTAAAGAATTTAAAAGAGATTGGTTTGGACCTGCAATGCTGGGATCAAATATAAGCTCTCCCGGAGTAAGCATTGCTTGAATTGTACCTCCGGATTGATATCCTCTTAATAAATTCTTGCTTGCTTTTTTATTTAATACAAATCCACCTACTGGAACATTTCCAAGCACTGAATCATGATTGATGTGATCTGGGCCGGGAACGATTGATATTCCGCCACCTGATTGATATCTTGGAAGAAAGCCCCCACCATTTCTAGCAACTATAGGAAGAAGCTTTGCTCCGAGCGGTGTAAGATTTAAACTTCCTGATCCCGCTTTTGCTGATGAAGCTGCAGCCATTCCCGCAAACGCTGAGGCAGCCATTGGAACACCCATAGCTCCGGCTTGTGCAACCGCAAGAGCTTCAAACTGAGTAGTTAATGTTTTAATAGATGTAGTTAAAATTTCAAAAGCTTTTGCATTTGACGTAATTGATTCAGGCATTAAATCTAATTGATTTCTTGCTGCCACCATTCCAACATCAAGGTTTTCATAAAAATTACGCATGTTTTGAATGCCTGCAAGGAATTTATTTGTTGATGGTGCTGCTGCATCCATTCCCTGCCTAAACATTCTAAAGTAATTGGCACCTTTTAATAAGTTACCGGCTAAGTTGGAAAAAAGTCCAACAAGCATGAGAATGGGTCCAACAATAATCAATCCTGTTGCTGCTCCGCCAAACAGCTTGCTTAATATACCTGATATTGGGCCAAGGACATGACCAATTGTTTTAAATACGGAAAGAACTTTATCTAAAGCCAATCCTAGTTTTGAAATAGAGTTTAAGAAAGCCTGTCCAACTGGGAGAAGATCTGCTTTAATGGTTTCAGACATTCTCTTAAATCTACCACTGGCGGATTCTGTTTGAGTTTTTAACTCTCCCGCAGCTATTCCTGCAAGTTGAGAACTTGATGCTCCCATTAAGTCAAATACAGTTTTTGTCTGACTTCCAGCTTTTCCTAAATTATCAATCAACGCTTGAATTCTTGCTTGTTGGAATTTTCCAAAAAGCTTTTCAATTAATTGTGCTTGAACAAGCGGAGCTAAGCCCTTAAGTGATTGCTGTAACGCTTCAATCATTCTTACTGGATTTCCCCCAGTTGATGATGCTATGCTTGCAAGGTTAATCTTGTACTTTGCAAATTCAGTTGAAGCAGATTTTGTAGGATTGATTAAAGAAGCAATTGCAGACTTAATTGCGTTTGCTCCTTGTGCTGCTGGAACTCCCGCCTCTTTCATTGCTACCATCATTACGGCGGTATCTTTAAAAGAACCTCCGAGTTGTTGAACAATTGGTCCTACTCTTGGGATAGCATCAACAAGATCTTGCAGGCTTGTAGAAGTTTGGTTTTCTACTGCATTCAAGAAGTTAACTGCTTCTGCAAGTTGATTTGTATTTAACTTATAAACATTTTGAAGGGACACTGTTGCCTTCATCGCTTGCTGGTGATCAAGTTCACCTAATGTAGCAAGCCTTAGTGATTCTCTTGTCGCCTTAATAAGGTTAGCTCCAGTTTGACCTGTTGCAGCTAAGTCTGCTGCCATTGAAGCCGTATCTTTAACAGATATACCTAATGTTCTTGCTAACTCATTACCCAAACTTAATACATCTTTGCGAACTGCATCAAGTTGTGTTTTTGTTGGTTGGACTAATCCTGTTCCATAAACCTTTGCAAGTCTTGTAAGCTCTTGGTCAACCTGCTTGAAAACCTGAGATGCTGCTGTGCCAAACATGGCTAAAGGCATCGTGAGTCCGACAGTTAACTGACGACCCATCCATTGTGTGTTTTTACCAAAATCAATAAGCTTTGTAGCACCATCATGAAGTGCTGTGTTTAAAGCCTTTTGATAGAATATTGCTTTTTCTTGTGCTGTTACTACTCCATTAATATCTGTAACTAGCTTTGCATATCCCGGGCGAAGTGGGTCTGCAATTGCGACTGATCTGTTTAATCTAGCTTGTTGTGTAGCGAGTGCATCAAGTTCTGTAGAAACTCCCTTAGCACTTTCTCTCCAAATTTTATAATAATTATTAAGGCTAAGTTGACCTGCTGCTAGCTGCTTACCAAACTTGGTAACGCTATCTGTCATTGCTACGTGTTGAATTGTAAATGCACGTGTTGATTGAATTGCACTATCAAATGCAATTTGTGCATTCTTTACATCTGTGGCTATGCCAGGGGCAAATGGACCGCCGACAGAAACTTTCTGCAGCGATGCCATTGCCTCTTTAAGTTTTGCTACCTCAGCATATACTTGCTGGAATTGAGCATTAGCAACAATGTTTAGTTGAATATTATTCAACGATTAGCCCTCCGTAACATGTCCAAGACCTAGACCTATACCAAATCCTTCTTGATTTGCCATAAATCCTTTAACCTGAACAATATCATTTTCTTCCTTAGATGAATCTTCATCTAAGTCAACGCCTTGTAGTGCTGCTAAAAACTTTTTATCTCTTGCATCCCGCTTATTTGCTGCTTCTAAGGTAGCCATTAACTCTTCCATAGATATTGAAGATTCTAATTCTTCGTAGTTCTTCCATATTCCAAGCAAAAAAGCTTCTCCTTCTAAAGAGGCGAGATCTAGAGATTGCCAGTTAGATTCGCCCCTGGGAAGTTTGGGTCATCATTATTAAGTTTAAGACCTCCTGCAACCTCAAGGATCTTCATTAATGTTGGAACTTCAATAACATCTTCAAATACATCTCTGTCTGTTGAAAGTTCTGGAGCAAACTGCTCCATGCAAATCATTCCAGCCTTGATAAAGACTTCCATTGCATCTTCGTCTGTCTTGACGGTATCACTCTGTAGTTCATTGACTACTGCTAAAAATTTCTTCAACTTGTTAATTGTAAGTGGTTTTACGGAAATATCTTTTCCGTTTGAAAGCTTAATATCAAGCGTTTCATATACTGTTGTTGGCATTATTTCTCCTTTGATTACCTTGTTAAAATTATATCAAGAATGCTATTAAAAACATAAATACCCTCCGTAAGAAGGGTATTTATGTCAGTATTAAATTGTATTAGTATGTAGAGTAAACTCTGTCTACAATAACGCCATACTCTGCGCCATCGTAATCATCTTTGTCGTCTGGGAGACAACGGAATTGAACTGGGAATACAGTTGCTGTATCACGCTTTAATGCATGAGAAGTAACTTCAACCTGTACAACTCTACGAGCTACATAGATACGCTCTTTCTTTGTGGTAGCCGATACATCCTTTTCAGATGCAGCTGTACCAATATTTCCTGGAGCGTTTCCAACAGCGACCAATGAACGCTCTACTGGAGCGTCACCGAGTGCACCTGCTGAAATATTAAGCTTAGCGTTTACAGCTGATGCTGTAGTTGTGCTAGCTGTTGTGAGTGTATTGATTGCTGTACCGACGGAACCTGCATAGGTTACGTACTGGTCTGCTTGACCAAACACGACGTGGATATTCTCCAAAGTTGCCTCTGAAAGTTCTGTCTTAAGCATGACTTTAATTGTCTGCTTGAAAAGACGTGCTGCATCAAGAAGCTGATCAACCATTACTTCACCGTAACCTGGCTCATAAGAAACTTCAAGACCTGCGCTTGTGTAGCCTAGGTCTCTCCATGCGTTTGAGCTCTCAAGATATCCTGTTGACTTCTGTGTTCCCCAGCCGAGATCTCCCGAACCTGGAACTGTTGATGGACGATCTGATCCACTTCCTGTTGAAAGAAAAATCTGTGATGCGCCGACCAAAATATTTTTTACATTTGCTGCCATTATTATTTCACCACCTTTATTTATTTTAATAAATTTGGCTTAAATCTTCCTCGTAATACCAATAATAGCATACGGGTAGGATAAAGCCAATTAAAACCTTCCGTTAGCTCCCGTTTTTCTTGAGTAGCTATACGTAAAATGAACTGTTGCTATCTGGTAATCTCCTTCTGTGCTGTAAGGCTCTGGGGACATTACTGAGTCTATCATTGTATGATGGAATAAGAAGTCTGTATTTCCATCTAAGTATTCATTTATATTTCCTGCACTCTCGTCATAACGTCTAAACAGATCGTGCAAGAGATTTGTAATTTCATTGATTTTGTCATAGTTTTGGGATATGACGGATATTGACATTAATTCTTCTGTCATCCACCATGCTACGGGAACTGTTTTAACCTCAAAATCATATAGCATATAAGTTTTACCAGGGAGAAGATTATTAAATTCTGGAACCTGTTGAACTGGAATAATTGGGACTAATGCATCGTCAAATCCTTCTGCATAGTAATTTTGAGGGTTAAGTAATTCTTTGCTTTGAATTTCATCCCAAATATACTTTCTTACATCCATATAAGCTGAACTAGAATATACACTCATAATACGTATTCACCCTTAGAGTATTGTCTCAATAGTGCTACTATTGATTTTCTAATCTCTGCGGATCCCGCCCCCTTTTTATTTAAAATAGCTGCAGTTTCATTATCAATTGCTTGAATCATTCCTGAAGCATTAATGATTGAATCTACTTTTGTATTAAACCAGATATTAAAAAACTTTTCAAATGATCCCTTGACCTGTTTGCCTCCGGGATTCATATTTCTAATTACTGTTCCTGCTGCAACAAATCTAATTTGACCGTTGTCTGGCATAGGAAGATTCTTAGAAGCTCTATAAATAATTGGCTTACCATTTTCCATTATAGTTGCTTTATCACGAAATACATACTTTGCTGCAACCCTCTTGCCAGTTTTGCCGGGGGACATAAGTTCTGGTGCAACTGGAACTTTTGATCTTGATTGTATGAATCCTGGTTTAACAACTAATACTCCACCTGCTACAGAATCTTTATATAAGAAAAACAGTCTGGCTTGATTTTGACCAACCTTGTTCCATTCATAAATATGATGATATGACTTAGGCTTTGATTTTGCCTCTAGATTCATTGCACGAATAAATGCTTTGCCACTTAATGTAAATATAGCACTGGCAAGTTCTTCAAGGACTACCTTTGATGTTAGCTCTTTGATCCCGCCAACTTTTAGCTCTAATTCTTTTTCTATTGCAAGAAGGTCAAAACTATTCGCTTTCAGTGCTATCATCTTGGATATGTACTCTCTGTAGCGTTATCTCATAATAAGCAATTCTGCCAAATGGGTCTAGGACGGCATGTGAGGCGGTAACGTCAAAGATGGTATCTGGATTATCTATGCGATCCATCTCTGTGTAAACTGACTTATTATCGCTACTTTTGATATTGTAAATTCTCCAACGTTTAGATACTGGGACCAAAACCTTCATTTTTAACTGAAGCTTTTCATCATATTCATTATGAGGTCCAATATCAAATCTTTTATTGTCTGCTCTATTTGATGCACCACCTGATTTTACAGGCTCTACTTTGCATTGAATTGTTGTGTCATACACCCATTCTCTTTTAATACGACCACTTGAAGAGGATTGTGCATTTTGCTGCTTATATAAATCAGCTTTCATATTCATGACAGTCTGCATCATAGAATTGTTCACTAGATAATCACTATCCCCGTATTACGATAGCTGTCTAGGATTCCGTCAACAATAACATTTCCGGTTCCATTAAATGCTCCGCCAGCCAATTCAAATGAGATTTCAGAAAGATTAATCTTTTTGAGATACTTATTTCTCCACTGTGAATCTTGGGCTAAATAGTCTCCGGCAAGTATTTTTGCACATGTTGAAACGTCAGATGGAACATATGTCCATCCAAGCTCACCATAAACCATATACCTTGAGCGATCACGGAATCTTCCAACATACATGTTTACTGGATCTATTTGATTATCATAATTGATAAAGTTATTATAGTCCTGATTTAATATACGAATAGCTCTATTTGTTGGAGTTAATTCTACATTCCAGCCAAAAGTATTTACTACGGGATCGGTTGTATAATCAATTACCAATCTTCCGTTTTCATAAAGTCTTTCAACTGATATCATTCTTTGAACTAGCTCTAATGCGTCTGAGCCATTTCCAAAGATTTCTTGCTGTCCCCACGCTCTTCCGAATGCCTGACCTGCGTATCCTTCAATCTGTAAACGAGCAATCTTTTCTGCTGCTGCAATTTCAGTTTCTGAGCGATAATTTACGTCAGATGGGCGGGTACCAAAATCATAATAAGAAATGATTTCGCTTACAGAGGCATATGGGGTATAGACTTCATAATAGTCTTCCTGGTAAGTAGACTTACCATTTACCTCATATGACCATGTAAGCATTAAGATACGGTTTAAATTTGTATAGGTTGAATCTAGGTCAAACGTATAACGACCAATTGCTGGATCATTATAGGCTACTAGATTCTCGCCTAATATAACGTCAGAGTAATCTGCATCAACAATCGTTAATGTTACATCGCCATCAGCATTAATTAGCCTTCCATTTGAATAAATCTCAAGCTCTGCTGTAGCAATTGTGCCACGAAGTATTTGATGCATATTTTGTTACCCCCGTTTAGTTATAAAAATCTTGTGCCTCTCTTGGGGTGGCTGGACGGAATCCAGGCTCCGTGTCAAAGATTCTCTGGGCATCTTCCTCAGACATAGCAACAAATGGGTGCTCCTGGGTAAATGTATATCCATAGACGGTATAGGAAGGATTTCTCTTATCCATTCTTACCAACAAACTCTTTGACTTCTCAAGAGTGACTTTTTTCTTCTCTTCAGGCATTTCTACCTCTTCTTTTTCTGATTCATTAAACTTAGAATACATATCCCAAGTTACTCCCTCGTCTTGGAGGGCCAAAATTACTGACTGCTTTGATGGCTTTTCTGGCAAATCAATGCCAAATCCTTCTGCAATCTTTTTAAGTTCTGAGACTTTTAATGTGTCAAACGACATGTATAGATCCTTTCATCTCATACAAATTATACCATTTATAGATATAAAAGAGTAAGGAGGCTATTTCTAGCCCCCTTACTATTAGAACCTTTTGGGTTATATTAGAATGTACCACGGGTACGTGTATCTGCATTAGATACGAGTGCACCGTGTGTGATAGATCCGAAGCTTCCGAAGGAGCTTCCTGATACCTTAACATTCTTGACGATGACGTGTGCGTCATAGTTCTCAAAAGCGCAACCAACACGAATGAATAGTGTGTATTCAATTGTGTCTTTCTTTGGCTGGAAGAGACGGTAGACAACTACGTCACGCTTGATACCAACGATGAAGTTCTGTGGGAATGTAAGATGTACATCACCGAAGAGACCTGAAGATGCGTTGTATCCAGAATCGCCGACAGCCTTGCCTGTTGAATCACGGGTTTCGTCCATCAATGGAACGTTAATCACAGGGATGCCGAATGCAAATGGAGTTGTGGAACCTGGTCCACCATCGTTTGCAACTACATCTCCACGAATAACGCCTGATGCGATATCCCAAGGATTTACAGAACCAGCGTTAGCTGTAAGGTTGTAGAGGTAATCTTGAACTAGGTTGCTTCCTGTGAAGAAACGAAGTTGATTACGACGCTGCTTGTACTTACGTGGCATGGTCTTGATTGCTGTGTTGAATACAGCCTTGTCAAGTCCCTGTCCGTTACCGTCAACGACGTGTGCGTTAGCGATAGCCTGTGAGCGGAATCCTGCAAAAGCTGACATAAGTCCGCTTCCGCCAGAACCAACACCGTTGATCAAGACGTCTTCAATATCATTACCTGCTTGTGTTGCCATCAAGCGGGCAATATGATCTTCAAGATCTGGACCTTCAATGTTATCTTCTAGTGACTCTGCTGAGAGCTCCCAATCAAGACGCAACTTGCGTGTTGTAAGGGAAATCTTTGAGAATGTTGCACCGACTGATGTGAATTGGTCGTTGTTAGCATTAACATAATCACGAGGATTATCTTCTGCTGCAACTGTCATTAAACGCTGTCCGACAGACACACGATCAATTTCAGTTGTATTAGAGCGCATACGAATTGTACGAGCTGCCTTTGCGAGAATTGTTGCATCCCACATGTAATCTAGGAAACGATTAGCCTGATCTGGATAGAGGAGACCGGTACCTGAGCGGGTAACTCCGTCGCCTGAAAGATCAGAACCTGACGTTCCGAGGTTTGTTGTATCAATTACTTTTTGTAATAGTTCATTGCTCATTATTTATTTCACCACCTTTGTTATTTTTGAATTTATAGGTTTTGGACTCCGAGGAAGGATCCTTGCCAAATACTTTTTGTTAGTTTTGTGTCCTTTGATGAGTTGTCCACATCACCGCTGGACTTTTTGATTGCGGTATCGCTTTCATAAGCTGCGAGTCGCTTCTCAAGCTCATCAATTCTCTTGAAGAAATCTGAAATGTTATTTTTCAATCCTTCAATCTCCTTGCTGATGCCTGAAACAGCATTTGTCATTTCTGCACGTGCTGCATCTACTGTATCTACTGACTTCGCAATCGCTTCAGCTGATTCCGCAGAATTTTTCTGTAATGCATCACCGAAGAGGTCACGCAAATCAGTCAACATCTTTGCAAAAGAATCGTCTGATTCTGCGCCATTGACGGACTTCTCTACTGCTTCTTCTGCTGGTGCAGCTTCTGCTGGTACCTCTGCAGTTTCAACTACAGTATCTACTGCTTCTACTTCTTCTGCTGTTACTTCTGGAGCAACAGCGTCTGTTGTTTCGTCTGCCATTTTTATACCTCCTTCATTCATAGCATTCTCTGAATCTTTTAGTGATTCAGACTTCTTTATCTTTTCATTCTGATCGGGATACAAATTAATGGTTGTATTTGAATCAACAACTCCAGCATCTCCGTCTCTTGTTGTTGCTGCATGGTCTGGACCTGGAGCATCATCTTTCTTTAAATATTCGTCAATAACTTTTTTCATTGAAACAGCTTTTTCAGTTGAAGATGACTCAATCCAACCAATCTGTTCCATTCTTGAATCGCAAACAACACAGCTCTTTGAATCTGATTTTGTTGTAGTTGCAATCTTGTCTAGAGCACACCAGAATACATTTTCTGTTTGTGTGTCTGCAGCAATACCTTTCATGGTGTATGTGCCGTCAATGTTCTTTTGAAATGAGAATATGCTTGCGAGTGGATTTGCTGGGGAATCAACTAATGATAATTCCATGAGATCATATTCTTTAATAACTCTACGATTTTTAGATGTTTCTGGATCTACTTCTGTATCGGACTTATTGATGCTACCGCCGATTGAGAATCCCGTCATTGTTCCATCAAGAACTTTTTCCCAGGTATCCTGTGCGCCCTTTGAAACATATGCATTTACATAAATGCCTTTGTATGTCTTGCCTGATTCCTTATCAAAGTAATCTTCTGGCTGGAATGATAAAACTTTGCCCACTGCAATTGGAGCATGCATTTCACGGAGGTTGCCTCTGAAACGTTCAAATGCCTTTTCGCTTGCTTCTGCAGTTACAACGTCGCCATGACGGTCAACGTTATCAAGTGTGGCAAAGCCTGAAACTGTACGCTTTTCCTTATTAACCTTAGTAATAGGAAATGAGATGTTAAGATTATTATCGCTGTTAGTCCAGCTTGCTTTTTGAATTTTCATACTAGGTAAATAGTATCAACATTTCTATCAAAGGCAAAATATTGTACCATACTTTTTAGTCTACTTTTCTTCCTTCGCCTTTTCTTGCTCTCCCGTTGACTGCCTCTTCAGGGGCAGCACTACGACTCTGATCTCTTTTACGACTATCAGTTACTTGAGCTTTATCCTCAGACTTATCTCCCGGGCTAAGGTCTAAGACTTCATCGCCGGAATCAATAGGATTCTTACCTTGACGCATTCTAATTTCATTTGCAGTAATGACCTGTGTCTGTAGGTAAATCTGGTCAATTTGAGCTTGAGCCAATTCATCTGTGAGAGTAAGCTCGTTAAACTTAAGTTTGAATGCATTTGTAAATTCAGCAATAATCTTATTAAGTGGAATTTCAAGTGCATCTTGAGAAGGACGTGTAACCTGCTCTTTGAAGATCTTATCGTCTAGTGGACTTGGGGTTCCATTTCCAATCTTAGACAATGGGGTTCTATGTGCAATAAGAATACGATCTCTATTCTCTATGGCATAGTTATTGAAGGATGAATCTTGAATTCCCGCCTCAACCGGCTTCATGTCAAATTCTACACGACCCTGATCTCCATCAGATGGAAGTGGGATATAAAGAGTTCTGTGATTTCTTCCCTTTAATCCAATTTGGAAAAACTCAAGAAGCTTACGCTCTGAGTCTGGATTTAACTTAGCACCTTTAACAACAATAATGTAGCGGGGGACTGCTTTGTTCTCAAAATAATCTAAGTTATAACGCTGTGCAAATTCATCTCCAGCAACAGCATTCTTTGCAGACAAAATATCTGGAACTCCATAGTATGTATTTGTTGGAGTATATTTCTTAAAATGAATGACTTCATTAGGACGTGGATCTGTGCCTATTTGGTCCTGTGTGGTCTTGTCGCCAAAGTTTCTGAAATAGGTATAGCGATTGTATACAACCTGCACAAAACCGTCTCTATGGCGTCTTATACGCATTGTAGTGGCAGGTATATGACCGATGTAGCCAATGTCTCCACTTGATGTACGACCAACTTCAAGATAACCATTTCCGGTTACTTCAAGGTCTGTATAAACTTTTTTAATAACTTCTTCAAATGAATCATCTGAATTAAGAGATTCAATCTTATCTCTCATTGCAACCTTTGCACGAGAAATACTTCTGCGAAGTTTATCTAACTTCTTTTCATCTTCTGATGCATCTTCTAATCTATCAAGAAGCTTTTGTGTTTCTTCAAACTTATATCCAAGTCCCACCACATTTGCAACTTTAGCATTTACTGCTGAGTGGTGGTATGGAGAAATATCATATAGTTGAGCCAAGTACATAACGTTATATGGTGGCTGTACAATTTGGAATAATGAATAACCTGTAAGATCTAAGGGATCAAGTTTCTTAGACTTTGCATCGTCCTGCCCCGTATATGCCTTTTGCATTCTACGTGTAGCATTTCTTTTGAAGTTAGCATTTAGATTATCTAACTTTAACAAATCAGCAGCGGGAGCCATGAAAGGATCACTAAACGAATCCTCTGTGGTTGTATAGGATGAAGTTCCTAAGCTAACCTGGATTCCAGAGTCATCAAAGATTGGATCGTTGTCATCTGCTACGTTTGCTGAATGATTCATTAAATAAGCCCCATTTTCTTTTTATTCATCAAGTCTTCTTTTAATGCAGGAATGTCCCATTCATCTGCTACCATTCCCCATTCCATTCTTTGCTTCTGAAGATCATATTCTTCATCAGAAACGGGGCGGTGTCCTGATTGCCACAAAGGTTGTCCTTCATCAATTCCGTGGGACTTAGCAAAATTACGTAATTCTGTAATTTTATTTACATCACCTTTAATTGAATAGATACACATATAGTTACCATCTTCATCGGCAACAATACTCTTGTCTGGCATTTGCCAAAGGTAAACTCCGTAATTTACCTCTTCTACCTCTGTGACTTTCATTTTCATATCTACATTTTACCATTTTCGTTTATTTAAGCATAAAACTTGTGCACTGCATGGACATTTTTAGAATGATTAATTATCAAACTTAGCTATAAATGTTCCTGTAACTTTAAACTCTTTATGCTCTACAATTCCATAAAATTTGTCTAATACCCGCTCTGTAGTCCAATCTTCCTCATGATGAATTTCATATGGATTACCTTCATATGCACCCTGTGGGTGATGAATGATTGGAATTGATATAATGGCACACTTAGCTTGTTTTGACATTTTGTTCCAGAGATCAACTGCATCTGATTCTGGCATATGTTCTAATACGTCTCCAAAGATTACAATGTCGTACTTAAAATCTTCAAATTCCCGCACGTCTTGTATAAATACATTATTGTATCTTTCACGCAAATTGAACTTTTCTATATATGGCTCCCAGGCTTCAACTGCATCTACAATTACATTATCTGGTAGATATGCTTTTATTAGCTCAAGATAATCTCCTTGGCCCGCTCCAACATCTAAAATTTTGCCATGCTCTAATGACTTAATTTTTCTAATAACCCAGAGTTTGTTTTCTGGGTTTGATGTTGGCATTATTCTACCTCGGGTAATGAATCTAGTAGCTTAATCCACTCATGCTTTCTTGTTTCCCAGCCGTAGTGCTTGTTATAAAAAGCTGACTGTTCTTTAAGCATCTCTTGATTTGAATCAGACCAGTAATTATCAATTGTTTCATTCAATGCTTTTGCATAATTTTCTATAAGAGTATCTTCATCTGCTTGAATTGGTACTAGGTTGGCATAGACGGAACCTGTCTCTGGCAACCCGCCCACATTTGTAGTGACAAGATTGCAACCTGCAGCACCTGCTTCAATCATAGAAAGACAAGCAGTTTCTTCAAATACACATGGATACGAAAAAATGTGTGCTTGTTGCAAAGCCTTAATTACATCATCATGCGGAGCATAACCAATATAATTTACATTCTTCATATTTTTTGCACGATCAAATAAAGCATCATATTCATCGCCTACATGCTCTACATATTCTTTACCATAAATTGTATTAGATGAATAAACATCAAGTTCAACGTCATCTCTATTTAATTTTTCAAAAGCATCAAGAAGTACGCCAAGGCCACGATATGGCATAGATGTATAAATAAGCTTTATCTTGTCTTTTGGCTTTTCAATAAATTCAATAGGATCAATAGCATTTTTAATTACATAAGCATTTTCAAGCGGGATTTGATGAATATAGCGAAACTTCTCATGCTGCCAATGTGATACATAAACGTATGCATCAACCATACGATTAAAGTATTTGTCTCTAATCCCCATTACCGCATTTTGATCTGCAGGTACATGCTGCCATAAAACATTTCTTTTATCAAGATCAATAAGCTCTCTACGGCATTTAGAATTAATGATGTTTACATTATACTTATCTAGGTCTATGTATTTTGCTAGCTTTTGTAGCATTATGTCTTCCCCGCCAAGCGGATCAATATTTGTCATTATTTAGGCCATTCTATTTTAACTTGCTTGTGGTGATTTACACGTACTAGGGGGTCAACCATAATTGGAATACCCATTCTGTGTACTTTTTCACACCACGATAAATCTTCTCCCATTAATGGGAATTTATATTCAATCTCACCGGTTTCCTCGTTTTCAACTTCAACATCAATCTGAGAAAACCAGGGACGCTTAATCTTTTCAAAAACTCCCTGCTTTACCATCAAAAAGCCAAAACCTACTCCACGTACTTCAAATGGCTTTTTCTTTGCCATGATTTGCTCTTTAGTCATTCCGCCACGTAGAACTTTTGGATAAGCAGTAACTTCACCATTTGTAAGCATATAGCAACCAGATACGACGTCATAGTCATGACTTAAAAGTTGCACAACATCCTCTGGCTCCCATTCAATATCTGAGTCAATCCAAAGAATGCGATCATAGGTATATGTACCTTGACCGGGACGGGAATCATTTGGATCTTGATACGCAGTTCCACCAATTGTTTTTTCTCTAGCATCTGCTACCAAAGAAGAGTATTCAGTTAAGAAATTCCAAGTAATTCCATTCATATCAAAAAAGTATGTTGTTTTTACTAGACTTCTGACATATGCTTGAAGCATTGAATGTCCGGGTGTTGCAATTAAAACATTAAAATGTGGTCTTTCGTTATTCATCAAATTTCTTTCTACTAGTTAAGCTTTGTGCCTTTAAATGTATATGTTCCTACATGATCTAAGACTATTGATGGGTCAATATAAACTTTCCCGCCCATCTGCTGCCATCTGTGACAAAATGTATAATCTTCGCTTAGATATTTACCATTATATATCATTGTATCAAATAATGCATACTTTTGCATTCCACGTTCAGATGGATTATCATAAACTTCTGGCGTGTATGCAGTTTCTGGATAATGTTTAATCATCTTTTCAATGACTTCTCTTTTAATCAACATAAAACCTGTTGCTCCATATGAAACTTCTAACAAACCATCTTTATTTACTTTATCATTAAACTCAGAGGAATAAAATATAGAATTTTTTTGAAGTCCCATCAAACTTTTATCTTTAGAGTTTGCCATGTTATTCCAGTCAATTGTCTTTGTTGGATATGCCCCAGTCATTATATCTTTATCATGAGATATTAATTTAAATACATCTTCAGCATTAAAATTAATATCAGCATCAATAAACATTAAGTGTGTGGCGGGAGTTTGCAAAAAACTAAAAGCCAAATCATTTCTAGCTCTTGTAATTAAACTCTCATTTGATCTAGTAAAATAACCAAAACCCATACCATGCTGCATAGCCATTGATGTTAAATTAATCATAGATTGTGTATATTTTTCATTAACAAGACCACCATAGCATGGGGTTGCAACAAGTAGTATGGTTTTTTGAATTATTTTTTTATTTAACATTAAATAATTGTATCAAAATATTTATTTTTTTGTCAAAACTACGTTTTTATCCAAGCGACATAATTTGCTATTCCGGCGGGGACATTATATCCATATTTTAAAGCTTTAATATATCCACCTACAGTTCCAACATTGGATGTGAGTATAAAATTTCCATCTCCATAAGCTATTTTATTAATTATATCGGAAAAATTAGAATTGTGTGTGTTCCAGGTTACCCCATTGTCTGTTGAAGATCTTAAATCTCCACCCGAACTTCCTGAACCCAGCAAAAAAACTCCATTGCCATATGCCACAGTAGCAGTAACGCTTGCACCTAAATTTGCATTTTGTGTATTCCAGGTAATTCCTCCATCAGTTGAATTTCTTACGCCCGAGTCACCTACTGCTACAAAAGTTCCATTTCCATATACAATTTGAATTATGGTACTGTTAAAAACAGAAACTTGCGTATTCCAAGTGATTCCTCCATCGGTTGAAGTTCTTATGGGAGCATTTGAACCTGCGCTGGCACCGGCAGCCCATGTTCCATTTCCGTAAACTACTGCAGTAATTGGGCTTGTACCAAAAGTAGAAGTTTGTGTATTCCAGGTAATTCCGTTATCCGTTGAAGTTCTTAAAGCTCCACCTACACCTCCGGCAACCCAAGTTCCTCCTCCATAAGCTATTGCAGAAATTCCGCTAGAACCAAAATTAGAAGTTTGCAAATTCCAATTTATTGTATCTGTAGAAGTTTTTATATTTCCTAAATAGTCGCTGGCAACAAAGATTCCATTTCCATAGGCTAAAGCTCCAAAGCCTGTCACAAAAATTTGAGAAATTGTATTCCATGTCATTCCTTGATCTGTTGAATTCCTTAATATGCCATAGCGATCTCCCGCCACCCATATTCCATTTCCGTATGCTATTGCAGATATGCTTGAAGATACTGTTACTTGAGTAGTCCAATATCCGTACTGATAACCGTTAAGAATTTTTGAAAGATTTGAAAATTTAGTAATATCTTGAGATATGCCTAAGCTTATCCATCCTGGGCCAGGGGAAGAATTTGTATTTCTTCTATATATCAAATCACCTGTTTGATATTGACCACGTTGTTTATTTAATCCATTATTCATAATTTCATCCATCCATATATATTAAATGCAGGGTTAATTATAGGAGTAATAAATGTTGATGAAGCATTTGATGTTCTTAAAGTTCCGCTTTGACCTACAGCTACCCAGGTTGAATTAGCATACGCTACTGAACTAAAGCTAAGAGTTCCAGCATTAGGTGCTTGCGTGTTCCAGTTTATTGTGTCGGTTGAAGTTCTTAGAGAACCAATTTGACTAACTGCCACCCATATTCCATTACCGTATGCTATTCCATAAATAATAGAACTTCCAAAGCTAGAAGTTTGTGTATTCCAGTTTATTGTGTCGGTTGAAGTTCTTAAGTTTCCTCCTTGACCTCCGGCTACCCATATTCCATTACCGTATGCTATTGAATTAATTCCAGTATTAAAATTAGAATTTTGAGTATTCCAATTTATTGTATCAGTTGAGGTTCTTAAGATTCCACCGTCGCCTACTGCTACCCAGGTTCCGTTTCCGTAAGCTACTGCAAATATGCTAGATGATCCAAAATTAGATGCTTGGGTGTTCCAGCTTATAGCATTGGTTGAGGTTCTTAAAGCTCCAGCTTGACCGGCTGCTACCCATGTTCCGTTTCCGTAAGCAACTGCATAGATAGTAGCACCACCAAATTGAGAAGTTTGTGTATTCCAAGTTACACCGTTATCAGTTGAAGTTCTTAGGGTTCCAGCTGCGCCTCCTGTGCCTCCGGCTACCCATATTCCATTACCGTATGCTATTACATAAATAATAGAACTTCCAAAGCTAGAAGTTTGTGTATTCCAGTTTATTGTGTCGGTTGAAGTTCTTAAAGTTCCATTTAAGCCTCCTGCTACCCAGGTTCCGTTTCCGTAGGCAACAGCATAGATAGTAGATGATCCAAAGTTAGAAGTTTGTGTATTCCAAGCTATAGTTATTAACTTATTAGCAATTTTAGCTGAAACTTTTTGAATAGATCCATCTAACTTAATCCACCCTGTACCTGGTGACTGTACTGCAAATATAATTTCGCCTGATTCATAATAACTGTTTTTATTGTTTTTATTCATTATACATTACCGTATACTGTTCCTGCTGGATTTAAAGTCAAAGTATATGTATTATAATTTGATTTTTTAGAAACTGAACCAACAACTACAAAATTGTTTCCAGTGTGTGTGAGCACCACAGGAGATGTTCCAAAAGCTATTGCAGTGGTCGTCCAATTTATGGCATCTATTGAAGTTGAAACAGAAGCAGTGTTTCCTCCTGCTATAAATATATTATTTCCATATGATAGTGAAGATACACCAATAAATTGAGAATTAGATTGTGTCCACGTTACTCCGTTATTAGTTGATGTAATGATTGGCTCAAGTGCAAATGAAGTTTTAATAAATGATGAAGCTACAGCTTGAAATACTCCATTCCCATAAGAAACAAAGTTAATAGTATTTCCTCCGAACTGACTATTTGGTGTAACCCAGTTTAACCCATCTGTAGAGGTTTTTAAATTTCCTCCTCCTCCTACCGCTATCCAAATACCGTTACCGTAAGTAATACAGTTAATGGCAATACCAATTGAATTTATTGATGGTATATTCCAATTTACTGCATCTGTAGAAGTTCTAATTGGTCCTGCTGAGCTTCCTGCTATCCAAAGACTGTTTGCATAAACTATTGAGTTAATGCTGTTATTGCCAAAGTTAGAATTTTGTGTATTCCAAGTTACACCGTTATTAGTTGAAGTTCTTAGGGTTCCAGTTGCGCCTCCAGCTACCCATGTTCCGCTTCCGTATGCAATTGCATTTATTGTTGAAAGACCAAAGTTAGAAGTTTGCGTATTCCAAGTGACTCCATTATTAGTTGAGGTTCTTAAAGTTCCAGCTGCGCCTACGGCCACCCAGGTTCCGTTGCCGTATGCAATTGCATTTATATTAGTGGCACCAAAATTAGAAGTTTGAGTATTCCAATTTATTGTATCTGTTGAGGTTCTTATAACGCCTCCAACTGCGCCTGCTATCCATATTCCGTTACCATATGCTACGGAAACAATAGTATTAATAGAATTAAAAGCTTGTGTATTCCAAGTTATTCCGTTATCGTTTGAAGTTCTTAAAGTTCCTCCTGCGCCTCCGGCTACCCAGGTTCCATTACCGTATGCTATTGCAAGAACAAGAGAACCACCAAAATTAGAATTTTGTGTTAACCATGATGAACCTATTGATCCACCATAAGAAGAGCCCACTACCCAAGTTCCGTTTCCGTATGCAATTGCATCAAAAGGAATAATATATCCTGTAGCTCCATATGCAACAGGAGCTGATTGAGTTATCCATGTAGTTGCATTTGTTGAAGTTCTTATAGCACCACCGCTTGTTGCAAGAATTCCAGCTCCCACCCCCACCCATGTATTGTTATTATATGATAAAGCAGATATGCCAGACAAAAATGTAGAAACCTGAGTGTTCCAAGTAATTCCATTATTGGTTGAGGTAATAAGATAATCAATTGCTGGTGTTTTTCTTAACGTTGCTCCATCTCCTCCATCTACAAAAATACCGTTTCCATATGCGACAGCAAATATATTAGAAGCTCCAAAGTTAGAAGTTTGCGTATTCCAATTTATTGTATCTGTTGAGGTTCTTAAAGTTCCTCCTTGACCTACAGCTACCCAAGTGCTGTTGCCGTAAGAAACTGCATAGATAGCAGAAGCACCAAAGTTAGAAGTTTGTGTGATCCAGTTTATTGCGTCGGTTGAAGTTCTTAAAGTTCCAGCTGCGCCTCCTGCCACCCAGGTTCCGTTGCCGTAAGAAACTGTACTTATAATAGAAGCACCAAATTGAGAGGTTTGCGTATTCCATGTTATGCCGTTATTAGTTGATGTTCTTAGGATTCCGGAATCACCGACTGCTACCCATGTTCCGCCTCCATAAGCAACTGAATAAATAGTAGAAGCTCCAAAATTAGAAGTTTGTGTGGTCCAGGTGACTCCATTATCATTTGAAGTTCTTAAAGTTCCAGCTGCGCCTCCTGCCACCCAGGTTCCGTTTCCGTAAAAAACTGATTGAAAAGAATTAGTTGTATTAGAAGTTTGTGTGGTCCAGGTGGCTCCATCAGCAGAAGTTCTTATTGTTCCAGCATTTCCTACCGCTGTCCAAATTCCATTGCCGTAAGAAACTGCGTTAATTTGTGAAGTACCAAATTGAGAGGTTTGAGTAGTCCATGTTATGCCATCTGTTGAATTTATTAATCTTCCATTTCCTCCAACAGCCACCCATAAATTACCTGTAGTGGCAAAACCATAACTAATTCCATAAATGGTGGAGGTTCCAAAATTAGAAGTTTGTGTGTTCCAAGTATTAGCTGCTACATAACTAGATCCCCCTCCGCCAGCAGCCCAAGTTCCATTTCCATAAGCAACGGTATATACAGGTTGAGTATAGTTGTATGAATTATAAGAAAAAGGATTATTTTGCTTGTTCCAGTTTACTGCATCTGTAGAAGTTCTAATTTCTCCATTTTGTCCGGCTGCCACCCATGTGCTATTTGCATAGGCAATAGAGCATAAAGAATTAACTCCATAATTAAAAACAGGTGTGTTCCAAGAAACTCCAAGATCGTTAGAAACATTTATTGGCTCTACATAAGTTTGAATTGAATTTCTAACTACTGTTTGACCCGCAGCCATAAAGTTATTATTGCCTGAAGCTACAACAGATATGCTAGTAATACCAAAATTAGAAGTTTGTGTATTCCAATTTATTGTGTTTGTTGAAGTTCTTAGAGTTCCTAAATCACCTACTGCTACCCAAACTCCATTTGCGTATGTAATTCCGTTAAGATTAGAAGTTCCAAAATTAGAAAACTGAGTGTTCCAGTTGATTGTATCTGTTGAGGTTTTTAAAGTTCCGGCTGCGCCTACTGCCACCCAGGTTCCGTTTCCGTAGGCTACTGAAAGTATAGCAGAAGTACCAAAGTTAGAAGTTTGTGTCACCCAGGTAGTACCGTTATCGCTTGAAGTTCTTAAAGTTCCGCTTTGACCTACAGCTACCCAGGCTCCGTTTCCGTAGGCTACTGAAAATATAGCAGAAGTACCAAAGTTACTTGTTTGTATAGTCCATGATGTACCATTGTTGTTTGAGGTTCTGATTGTTCCGCCAACTGAACCAGCGACCCAAATACCGTTGCCATAAGCTACTGATTCAATGTCAGTTGTAAAGCTAGAGGTTTGCGTGTTCCAGTTGATTGCGTCAGTTGAGGTTCTTAAAGCTCCACCTTGACCGACTGCTACCCATGTTCCGCCTCCATAAGCAACTGAATAAATAGTAGAAGCTCCAAAATTTGAAGTTTGAGTGTTCCAAGTGATTCCGTTATTAGTTGAGGTTCTTAAAGTTCCAGCTGAGCCTCCGGCTACCCATGTTCCGTTTCCATATGCCATTCCATAAATAGCTTGACCTGTAATATTAGGTGTTTGTGTAGTCCATGCACTTAAGCTATTAGATCCGGCTCCTATAGCAATTAACTTTCCATTGCCATATGCTATTGCATTAGAGGTAATTGTTGGGCTACTAATTGTAATCCATGATGTTGCTGATTGTCGCACCGTGGAAAATATTTTAGGAATATATTTAGATGCATTTAAAGATATTAATTTAGAATTATCTGGCTGGAATCCATTAAGAAAATAACGAATTGCGCCATCATCTCTATTATTTAAAACGACAGGATTATAAACTCCATTAAGAGTTTTATCTTTTGAGTTTCCTTTTTCTCTGCCGTAATTCATTTAATTTCCTTAGAAATCCCCGCCAAATACCATTACGTTATATCCTTCTGCGTTATTTGTAGTTGCACGAAGTGAATATCCTGAAGGTAGCATAAAGTTGTTAAATGTAAGTGTAGTTGAAAATACTGCCTGTGTAACAGATGGAGTAATTGCTGAAACTAATACTTCTTGTAACAAGAAATAAGTTGATCCAGTGTAAATCCATAAACGAACTACATTTGCTGTAGTTGTTCCTGTTGCCACAATATCAATTTCGTCAATACGACTTCCTGAAGATCCCGCCGTAAATGCTGTACCAACTGAAGTTGGTGCGGTTCTAGATGTGTCTGCAGTAGAAATTGCTACGTTTGAATTTCTTACTGTTGCTGCAAATGCTGGTGCTGTTGCCATTTTAATCTCCTTTCAAAAGATTTATTTTTTTAACGATATAAAAATGATGCTATTGCTGCGTCTGCTACTGGTGTTGTATTACCCCACTGAACTCCGGTTCCGGTTGATAATAAAACTTGACCATTTGTTCCAACAGATGAGTTTGCAGTTAAGGTTCCTGTTAAAACTCCATTATTTAATGTTGCTCCCGATCCAAATGATGTAAGGGATGATGAAGTAGAAGTTGATGTTAATAATGTGGCGGAAGATGGAATAGTAGTTCCATTTACTGATGTTACACCTGGAAGTGCAGTAATTGTTCCTGATCCCTGTGCAATTGTAATTGCTTGAGTACCAATATAAAATGTTTGTCCTGTATTAGGAATTGTTCCAGATGATGGTAGTGTAGCACCATTAATAGATGTTACGCCTGGTAATGCTGTTATTGTTCCCGATCCCGCATTTATTGCAATTGCTTGTGTTCCAATATAAAATGTTTGGTTATTTAATGGAATTGTTCCTGTAGTAGATGGAAGAGTAATGGTTGTTCCATCTGTTCCGGCTAGGGTGATTGAATTATTTGCTGTAAATGTCTTACCATTTAAAATGGTTAATGTTGAACCTGTGGCGGGAGCGGTAATAGTAACATTATTAATGGCACCACCCGCATCAATACCATTCTTGACCTTAAAATTCTTATCTGACATATTGGTTCACATATCCCCTAATGTAATAGACTTATTATAACAGAACTTTCTGGATTTTCACAGTAGCATTTGTAGATGCTGCATCTGTTATTGTTATATTTAAAACCATGTTTGTAGATGAAACTACACCAGCTACTACTATTCCACTCATAGTTCCGCCGGTTTCTACAATACCATATTCCATAGAATCAACAGATGTTCCATCTGTCTGAATCATAAGCTCAGAGCTTCTGACCTTTGATCCTTGCTTGATTGAAACTATATATTTAGCTGTAGTAAAACTTGAAAGTTGAACTGTATCCATTGCTGTTGCAGTATTTGCAGATAATGTTGTAGTAGATGTTGCACCTAATGTTTTGCCAGTAAGTGTTTGTACAGTTGTTTTGTCAACTACAACAGAGGTATCTATTGCAATTGTTATTCCCGCCGTACCACCATCAAATGATGATCCTGAAAGACCGGTTCCTATTGAAAGCGCATTTGTTGTAGATGCTTTAATTGTAATTGGTGCAGAGCCATCAAAGTTAACTCCATTTATTGCTCTTGCGGTTGCAAGGGTAGTTGCAGTTGAAGCATTTCCAGAAAGTGCTGCTGTAATTGTTCCAGCAGAGAAATTATTTGAAGAATCTCTTGCAACTATAGCAGATGCTGTATTTGCAGATGTAGCTGTTGTTGCAGAATTTGCAACTTTTCCAGTTGTTGTAATTTGATTAAGTTTAGAGTCTGTAATAGATCCAGCAAGCATTGTGTTGGTTACTGTACCGGTATCAGTTGTATATACTCCATTAGTTACAGTTGAGGCATTTCCTGTAAGTGCTCCAACAAATGATGTTGAGGTAACACTTGAAAGTCCGGCCAAAGTTGTAACTGCTGGATCACCAATATTAATGGTATTTGAACCAATTTTAATGTATCCATTGGTTATAGATGAAGGAGAGATATTTGAAATGGTATTATTTGCACCTGAAATTATTTTTCCGGATACCGTCTGTGCACCATTTGTGGTTAATATTTCACCATTTGCATCTGTAAAGCCTTTGCCCAATACTTGTGTAGCAGATAATACTGTTGTTCCCGCAATTTTATAAGTTTTACCTGATGCAAGATCCATATTGTCTGATGAGGTAAATGCGGAAGTTGAAGAGTACCAGTTGAATGTCTTATCTGTGGCACCCTTAATTGTAATTCCCGCACCATTTGCAGTTACATCTGTTGGGCTTGCAACCTTAGCAATTTCAATGTTTGTATCTGTTGTAGTTACTGTTGTTGAATTAATTGTTGTGGTTGTGCCGTTAACAGTTAGATTTCCACCAACTACTACATCTCCTGATGTTGTAAGGCTTGATAAAGTTCCTACGCTTGTAAGTGATGAAGCAGTTACTGTTGAATTAAGTGTGGATCCAGTTAAAGTTCCAGCAGCAGCTGTAATTGTCTTTGTATCTCCGAGTGATATTGAAGTTCCATTAATAGTAAATGATGAGTTAGTTAATGCACCATTTGGAATACTTGTAAGATTTGCGCCGGAACCGCTAAATCCTGTAGCAGAAATAATGCCAGTTGATGGATTGAATGTTAACTTGGTTGAAGTTGTCTTAATAGGATTATTACCTGTATTGGCATCAACCCATGTAATGTATTTAGAAGCATTTGTAGTTGTATCTTCTGTAATAGCTGCTTTTGTAGCATTTGTGGCATTTGTGGCATTGGTTGCAGTATTTGCATTCCCCGCCAAATCTGCTGTAATTATATTTGCAGTAAAGTTTCCTGATGCATCACGAGCTACAATTGCTGATGCAGTATTTGCCTGTGTTGCAGTAGTTGCAGAATTTAATACTTTACCTGCAGTTGAAATTGTTAGAAGCTTAGAATCTGCAATAGACCCTGCAAGCATTGTATTTGTAACAGTTCCAGTGTCTGTTGTATAAACTCCATTTGTAACTGTTGAAGCATTTCCTGTTACATTACCTGTTAAATTACCAGAGAATGATGTAGATGTGACACTTGACAATCCCGCCAAACTTGTAGCACTTGAGCCAAGTGAAATATTTGTTGAACCAATTGTTACGCTTGAATTAACAAGCTGTGAATTATCTACTCCACCGGATTTAATGCTTACTGCTCCAGATGCTACTGAAAAATCTCCTGAATCAAACGATGCAATTCCTTTAACTGAAGTGGTGGCGTCTACCTGAGTTCCCGTCGTTACTCCCGTTACACGACCATATTCATCTGTTGTAATAGCAGTTATACGGCTTCCGCCTGCAGAACCTGAAGTGTCTGTACGTGTAACTGTAGCAAGATCAATATTATCTGCATTTACAACAATTCTGTCAGATCCTGCTGTAACTATATCAAATGTAAGACCTGTGAGGGTAAGACCTGCTCCTGCATTGTATGAAGCAGCACCATTAAATTGACTAAACGTAACAGCATCAGTACCAATTTTAATTGCACCTGAAGGTGTTGTAGCAGTTCCTGTTCCGGAGATAACCCAAGATGTACCGATGAGGGTATTTCCAGCTAGTACTGAAACGTAAGCATTTGGACGAAGTTCTCCTGCTATGCTGTTATTTGCATCGGATGAGCGTGTAAGAATCCAATGCGATCCGGCAGATCCCTGGTTAGTTACATCGTATATACCATTATGAGCAGCATTTGCTTGGTTTTTAACAAGAATTCTTTGACCAGTATTTACGTTTACACCATCAATTGAAAGGCGAGTAATTGTTGAAGATTCTAATTTTGCTCCAATACCTAGACCTTGTGATTGATCTGCAGTGCCATCTGTATAAGTTGGTGTATTTGGAAGAGTTGTTGTTGTTGCATAATTAACAGCTTGTTTAATTGAAAGACCTGAAGACAAAGCATCAACATAAGATTTATTTACAGCATCTCCTGTTTGTGTTGGAGTGCCTAGGTTTGTAATTCTATATCCACCCATGCCAACATTTGCAGCAGGTGTAGCAAATTGATCAAGAGTATATCCGAGAACTGTAGATTGAAAATCTGAAATCTTTGAATGTGTCAAAGATGGAATATCTGAAGATGTTAATGAAAGTCGGGCCGAAGGAACAGTTCCACTTGAAAGATTTGAAGCATTAAGTGTAGTTAAACCTGAGCCCGACCCTGTAAAATTTCCCGCCGTAGTTGTAATGTTTCCTGGGATTGAAATTGTATTAGGTACATCAACAGTAGTTCCTGTTGAGTTAACAAGGATTGCTCCGGTTGATGAATTTCCAACCTTTTCAACTGAACCGATTGGTTGTACTGAATAGTTTACATTTGTAGGTTTAACATTTGTAAGTACACCTGCACCATCTACATAAAGTACATCATTGTAGTGCCATGAAGATGTATCTACTCCATGAAGTTGTCCAATAATAACAACTTCTGCGGTTTGTCCGTCAGCAATATCTACAGCTGTAACACCTGCTCCCGGCATTTTGGCGGGATCTGCAACATTTGCTAATGCTATAGTTGCATAATTATTAGTATCAACACCAGTTAAATAAACTGGTGAGCCTTTTGCAATTGTTGATCCGGTATTGTTATGTCCTAAGAAAGAAAGATTTCCAATATTAGTTCCATAAAAAGCTGGAGCAGTTATATTACCTAATTTATCTACAGAAGCAAGAACATTATTTGAAGAATCTAACCATTCTTGTAGATTTCCTGATTGAGATGTGTGACCAAATACTTGTAATGGAGGATGAGTGGCATCTTGTGCAACTGCATTTACATCTCCTGAATTTAAAGAGTTTAATGTTGTATCTCCGGCATTCAATGTTCCAACTAATGTGGTGTTTCCATCTACTTTAAAATCATTATTTACTTCAAGCTTTGTCTCATCCCATTTACCAACTTTATCAGTAATTTGAAATCCACCTGCAGCAAAGACTATTCCTTTACCGCCGGTTCCCGCATTAAGAGCAAGATCTCCACCTTCTACAAGAATGTATGCATCATTTGCACCTGTAAGACTGTAGTCTGGGTAATTATATCCACTTGAAGCAATACCCATGTCAATATAATGTGTTGTATCTGTACCATTATCTGCAGTAATAACTAGGTCTGCTGATGCTTCTGCACCACTACTTGTATTTTGTAATCCTACTTGTGTATATGAGTTTACATTGTTTGTAAAAAACGCCATTGGATCATTTAAAGTAAGAGATGTTGGAGCACCAAAATATGCTGTTCCACCCGCATGAATATTCTTTGCAACACCAATTCCACCATCTACAACAAGTGCTCCTGCTGTAGTTGAATTTGAATCATCAGTTGCTGTTATAACAACATCGCCAGTAAATGTAGCTCCTGCTAGTGGGGCAAATTTACCGTCTGCATATCCTTCTGCTGTTGACACAGCACTTGATGCAGAATCATCAACATACTTTTTAGTAGCTGCATCCGCATTTGCAGAAGGAGCACCGAGCCCTGTAATTTTATTTGTACCCATAGCAAGATTGCCAGACATTGTATCGCCTGACTTAGAAACTTTAGTTGCTATACTGTTTGCAACTGTTGTTGCAAAGTTTGGATCTGACCCTAGAGCATCTGCTAATTCTTTTAATGTATCTAAAGTTGAGGGGGCGGAATTAATAAGATTTGAAATCTGATTATTAGTATATCCTTCAGAAGTAGTAATAGCTTCTGATTTTTTAGTATCTGCATAAGATTCTGCTGTTGATACTCCTACAGATATAGCTGAATTTCTATCGCTTACCTCTGTTGATATTTTTCCATCTGTGTAAGACTTTGCGCTATTAAGAGCAGTTGTTGCAGATCCCGCAAGATCATAATTTGATGCAAGTCCATCTGCATATAGCTCAGAAGCAGTAATTGCTTCAGTTTTCTTTGTATCAGCATAGGATTTTGCACTATTAAGTGCAGTTGTTGCAGATCCTGCTGGATCATAATTTGACGCTAGGCCATCTGAATAAGATTTTGCATTTGATTCTGCAGTTGATGCTGCACCATATGCGTCATATGTATTTGCAGTTACAGATATAGAACCACTTGTACTGTTATAGGAAAGTCCTGCTCCAAGGTGATTTCCTATTGCATCTTGTGCCTTTTTATCTGTATAATAAAAATGTATTGATCCTTCTGAAATATCATCTGTATTAAGGGTTCTTGATCCTCCTAATGATACTGAGGTTCCATTTATTGTAATGCTTGAATTAGATAGTTTACTGTTATCAATTGATCCCGCCAACATTGAATTTGTTACGGTTGAATTTGGTAGTATTACGGTTCCAGTAAAAGTAGGTGAATTGATAGGTGCTTTAGAATTAATTTGAGATTGAATTCCTGAAGTGACGCCATCAAGGAATCCAATTTCTGTATCAGAAACCCCCGTAACCCTTAATTGGATTACGGCTGTATCAATAGAAATGCTACCGGATGAAGTATTATATGAAAGTCCGGTTCCAACATTATTTCCTACCGCATCTTGAGCCCTTTTAGCAGTAAAATATGGTCTTGAGCCTTCTGGTATATTTGATGTTGTTAATGCACCTATTGCAGTAGAAATTGATCCTGCAGGCTCATAATTTGATGCTAGTCCGTCTGCATAGCCCTCGGCTGTACTAATAGCATTAGAAATATCTGTGGGTGTAGCGGGAGTATATCCAAGTGCGTCTGTAACATCAGTGCTTGAAAGAGTTATATCGCCTGAACGAGTATTAAATGTAGTAACTCCGGCGGTTCCGCCGGAAGAAAACGAAGTCCACCCCGAACCATTGTGATATTTAATAGAATTTATTGTTGTATTATAGTATATATCTCCAGACACGCCACCAGCTGGATCGGAAGCCAAGTGTGCTAGGTTAATTAGTACTTTAAATTTTTTACTGGACATATTACTCCTATTATAGCATTAGGGGAATGAGAAGTAAATTCTCACTCCCCTAACATAACTATTTGTATTTAATTAGCCTATTACTACAACTCTGTAAACAACATTTAATGCTGGAGCTGATGCAAACACGATAGATACGTTATTTAAATCAGAACCTGAAGCTCTTACTACATCAACTTCAACATCAGCATACTGAGTATCTGGACCCATTGAAGTTTGATATACACGAACCTGAATATCTCTTGTTGCAAGTCCGTGAGTAATTGGGAATGAGTAGTCTGTTCCATTTCCTGTAATATTTGCTGCATACTTACGTGTTACACCTGTGTAGTCAGAAGTTTTTGCAAATCCATCTGTAACAAGTTGTGACTCAAGTGTTGTATAATTAATTGCAACATTTCCGTCACCATCAATTTGTACACCGCCTGCAGTTTTTACATAAAGGCCACCATCGTTATCAAGACCGCCATCTGTATGATAGTTTACCTTTACTCCAGAACCTGTTATAGCTAAGCTATCTGAGTCAAGCTTTAGATAAAATGCATTTCCATCAAGACCAATTGATGAGCTTCCTGTGTATGTACCTTGACCCGAGAATTGACTCCATGATTGACCAGTAAAGTTAGTTAAGTAATGATTTGATTGAACCCATGAAGTTGAACCATAATTGGTTCCCTCCATTACAAACACTGCTGCGCCAATTAATTCTTGGTATGTTGCAGCATCAGCTGTACGTGTAAGTGTCCAGTTAGTTCCGTCGTCTGCATATGACCAAATACCAGCATTTGCTCCGGATGTGATAAGGATTCTATATCCAGCTTGTGCTGTTCCAAGTGCTGGGTGTCCATCAATTTCCAACGAGCCTGTTGCACCTGTGAGCACAGCATTTGAATCATTCCAAAGAAGATTTACTGCTTCTTTCCAAGTTAATCCTGACTGAACAGCGGTAAGATCAGAGAATTTTACAACCTTATTATCATCTGCAACTGAACCAATATAAACTGAGTTGCTATTATCAGATTGAAGAATTAAATTATTATCAATAGCATTGATTATAAGATTGTTACTTGAATCTCCAATAAATTGTCCTACTTGAGGTCCTGTTGCGCCTGGACGGTATACATTAATAGTTCCCTTAACATCAACTGTTGCAGAACCACCGTTATTATTTCCATCAGCAGTTACAGTAAATAGATTGTTGCCATTGTAATCTTGTATACGAATAACACCGTCTGTTGCTGTATCTTGACCACCTGCATAAATACCATTCTTTACATAAATGTTATTTCCAACAACAAGGTTTGTTCCACTTGATACAATAACTTGACCATCTGCATTAAGTTGAATATCATTGTTATAAGATGTAATATTTACATTACCATTATTTGACTCAAGTTGAAGACTATTGTTAACACCTGTAAGTCTTAATGAACCATCAGACTGAGCAGCAATAATACCCTGCTGAGTTCCATCTCTCCAGTATTCTGTCTTCTGAAGATGTAATTCTCCATAACCGGTTCCAATTGTTACTATGCCAGAATCTGGGAGCATTTGAATATCTCCAGTGTGTGATTCTAATTGAAGTGGGTAGCCAACAGAAGAAATACTAAATGCATTACTATAAGTGTTAGCAGCAATAATTCCATATTGAACATCGTTGTCTCCGGTCCAATATTCTGTCTTCTTTAGGTGAAGTTCTCCATTTGGAACATTGATGTATGAAGGAAGAGAAATTGTTACTGTTTCTCCAGTTTTAGATACAGCAATTTGATCTGTAGTTCCTTCTACAGTTTGAATTGCTCCCTGTGAAACATCTGCAAGTGTTGCAATTCTATTATGACCATCAACTGCTGGCTCTCCAATATAAGCATAGTCGCTTCCTGGAAGCAAGATAATATCATTTGCAGAAGTAAGAGTTAGATCATGACCATTGCTGTCAATTGCTTCTGTTTTAGCATCACCAAATACGATGCCACCGGCTGTTGCATCTTCTTGACCAATGATTGCAATATGATTTGGTACATTTACATCACCAATATAAGCATCGTCACCAACTTTAATGTTGGTTCCGGCTCCGTTGCGAGTTAATTCAATAGATTCAAATACTGGATTACTTGAAATTGTAAGCTGTCCGCCTCCGCTTACTGAAAGGTTTGTTCCTACTGAAGATATATATTGAACTCCTACAGGAGACCAGCTTGAGTTGCCCGCAGCGGTTGAGTAGTAGAATGTATTATCTCCAGTGTTGTAGTAAAGTTGACCTGCTGCCAAAGCGGTTGGAGCCTGGGAAGCAGAATGGATAACTGCATTGAGTAGCTGATTACCCTTAAGATTAATATTTGTTAAAAAAACTTTTGCCATTTTTTTGTTTTCCCCTTATTTTTTTTATTTTGTATTACGATAAATATGCATGACCTGAAACAGACTCTGAAAAAGTAAGATTTACTTTATTCAACGGATCGCTAGGATCATACTCTATATCACATTCTATATTATTCTGTCCATAATCCATAACCATTACATTTGGTCTAAAGCCTAAATTATGAGTTATTTTCCATCCATTGTCGTACCTGATATTGCTATTCCCGCCACGAGCATTAGATTGTTGCTCAAAGCTAAATGATACTTGATTTATATCAAAACTTGCTGCGTCGCCTCTATCGCCCTTCGGGCCTCTTGCGCCTGCTGCACCTACAATAACTTTATCGCTACTTTTTCTTATTACAACTTTATTAAAAGAACCATCAACTTGAGTCATTAATTAATCACTCCTGCATTGACGTTAAACCATCCCTGTAAAAGAGTGTATTTTTGATTATATTGGTCAGTAATTTGAATTTGATAAGCAGATTTTGGATAGTTAAAGCTTTTTGTTTTTTGAGGAGATACTGTAACCGTAAAAATTCCATTTACAGAGTCAGTAATGTTTATTCCATCTCCAATTGTACAGCTTGCACAAAGTATGGATCCTCCAGGCTTATCTTTTATTTCCATTAAAAAGGTAAAACCTTCTAAAGAGATAGGGTTATTATCTGGATCTACATACTGAATTTCCAAGTTAAAAGTATCGCCTTGGGTAATTTTGTAATTTTTGCTGTCTTCGGAAGTAATAGCCACTTAATCTCCTTATTTTGTAATTATAACATTCAACAGACTTAAATCATAGAAAACCCCCGTCCACTAGTGACGGGGGTTGTTCTAACATTATATCAGTTCTTACCGATATCAACAATCTCACATTCTCCAGATACGCAGGCGAGTGCTTGAGTTCCAGTTGTTGTATCTTCTAACTCATAAAGTGAAAGTGCTTGCCAATTAATTTCTTTTGGCATCTTTGCAGCCATATCCTGGTATTGATCTGCTGTAACCTCTTGATATGGGGCCTGAACGTAGGTATGCTCTGAGTAAGGAAGGAATGAAATTCCAGATACTTCATCAAAGTGCTTGTATACCCATGCTCCAACTTCCATCCATTCATCTTCCTTTACGGATACAGTAATAGATGGCTTATGCTCACACCAGTGACGTTGATAAACTAACCATACCTCAAGTTGCTGAATTGCTGTAAGCTTATCTCTAGTAATGGCATTTGAAGGTGCTTTTACTGGAAATGAAAATACATAAGTATCATTTGGCTTCATTACATCATCTTCTACAGGAATTCCGGTATCCTTTAAGAACTGAGTAATTGGATCTTTCTTGTCCCCACGAACTGTGCGGATATAATAATCTGAATGCCACGGATGCATTCCTGAACTCACCCCGACCAATTGGGAAACTGTTCCTGATGGCTTAACACAGGTAACTGCTGCTGAGGCGGGAATCCCAATTTTCTCTGCCTCTAAAATATTTACTTCTACTGCCCACTTACGAAGATCGTCTAGCGTTGAAGATAGTTCCTCAAGTCCTTCTTGACCTGAAAAGAACTTGTGTCCAAATTGACCAGTCAAAGAAACTCCAAGTAGGCGTTCTTCTTCGGTATTATCTTTCCAGATTTTACGGATGTACTTAAAGTCTGTAAGTGTTGACTGCCATGTTCCAAGAATTGAAGCAAGGCGAACTTTATTTTCTACATCTGCAACTGTATCTTGCTCACGCAACACAACCTCTGAAAGATTACAAAATTGATATGGGCGAAGAATAATCTCAGAGCATGGGTTAGTTCCATAATGAATATCTGGATTACGACGACCATACTTTGCTGCCTGCTTCTGTGCTGCTGCAACATTATATATACCACGTTCACCTGACTTTGAATCATACAAAGATTTCCACTCTGCAATAAACTGAGCCATATCTGGTTTACGAGAATATGCAACTGAGTTGTTTGACAATGCACGTTGTGCGTTTGACTCCCACCAATTACCTGCCTTTGCTTGTGCCATCTCAATGTCATTAATGTTTGAAAGTGAAATCATCGCAGAACGACGAACTCCACCAACAACAACAACTTCACCAATCTTACACATAATGTCATGACATTCAATTGGCTTTAGTTGACGACCAAGTGCTCCCTTGAATACCTGAATTGTAAAATCAAAAAGATTTACTAGAGGCTGTGGACCTGATGATCTTCCGCCCATAGTCTTAAGACGTGCACCTGAAGGGCGAACCTTGCTAATATCAATTTGAGGAATTTGTCCGGCCCAAAGAAGTGAAAGAAGTTCACGATAAGCTTTTGCCCAACCTTCTTTTGAATCTCCAACTGAAACTACTGTGTTAGACTTTTCAAGTGTTTCTGGAAGGGCGGGAAGTTTATTGATGTACTTATACTCAACAGAGAATCCAACACCAGTGCCACACATAAGAATATACATTGCTTCATCAAATGAACGAGCGTTATCAACTGGAAGGAATGCACAGTTATATCCTGAAACATTTTCTCTTTCAAGTGCTGCACCTGCAGTCATTACAGATCGCATTGATGGCATAACATTACGATTAAAGACTGCATCCTTAAGTTCTGTAACAAGACCTTGATCTGGAACATAGTTATGCTTTGTTGATAACTGATTTAACATAAAGTTAAAGTAGCGGTCTACAGTTTCTTCCCACGTCTCTCTGCGGTTTTCGTTTTCTAACCATCTCGCATAACGAGATAGTGCAATAAAGTTTTCATACGGGTTTTCAATAGAACGTGACATGGGTAATACTCCTCTTTAAAATTTTGATAGATGCTTAGTGTATCACAGAAACATTTTGAGTTCTAAGCTTTTAAGTTTTTTCCTTCAAGAACTCGCTTTGCATAAATTTCTCTTAAACGTGCTACTGCAGGTTTTGTAACTTCTAACCAATCGTACTCTGCATGCATCTTAAAAGCATTTTTAAAAGTATCTTTTAATATTGAGTCATATTGTTCGTCAGCATTTTTCATTGCTTCTAATAAACTTGTTTTGTTTGGTTTCATCATCATTCCGGGGTGAATATCTTGCCAAGGACTATTAAGCCAGTTTGACTTTACTGCCCAAGTTATGTATTTTGAATAATCCGCCCAACCATCTGTTGAGATCACCGGCATTCCTGATGCTAAGGCTTGCATTGGTTGCAATCCCCAACCTTCTCCCCATGATGGATAAATAAAAACATCACACTGCTCATACAAACCAACCATTTGTTCATCCGTTAAGAAAGAATCAATCGTTATAATATTATCGTAGCATGCAGACGGAGAACTTAAGTATCCGTATTCTGGATGAGGTACCTTAACAGTATTCATTCCATTAGCTTTCATTACAAGCCTATAGTCAGAATTGTTTCCATAAAGTTCAATAAAACAATCAGTGACTAGTTGTGCATCTTTTCTTGAGAATGGTTCTCCAATATGCAAAAATGTAAATTGCTTTTGTCTTGATGTTCTTAACTTTGGTTTCCAGTCAGAATTAATTCCGTGCTTATAAGTGAAAATTGTTTTTGTTGGAAATAATATTTTCCATACATCAGAAACCCAATCAGATGTTCCCCAAATCTCATCACCACGTAACATATTCTTTTTCCAATGAAAATGCAAATCGGTTGATTCCCAAGCAGAGTAAGCTATCTTATAACTATCAGGATCATTAAATACATGTTCCATCGGATGAGAGAAACACAGTTCAATGTCGGCTTTTGGTAAATTAATTCCGACTTCTACTCCTAGGGCTTGCAAAGATTTATATATATTATACGACGCTTGACCATATCCCAGAGATTTCTCCATTGTGGCAAAAGCGGGACCCGAAAGGGAAACTATCATTAATGCTCCTTGTTTTCTTTATTATATCATGCTACAATTATTGTTACCTGTCAGTAAAACTAGGAGGTAAGGGAATGAAACTAAAATCTAAATTCCATCTAACATTAGTTGTATTGATAACATTTGCAAATTCTGTAATGGGATATGCAACAGATACAGCCAGTGCACTTGACAAGAAATTTGTTCATGTGTACAATCAGAATATATTATTATATAATAAATATAAGTTAAATAATATATATATTAAATATATAAATAATAAATTATATATTAATAATAATAAAAACAAAAGGAAAGTTCAGCAGTTCCTTAGTTTCAATGACAAAGTTGAGATTTTAATGTATTCTATCAAATTGGTAGAATCAAGTGGCAGGTATAACGCTAAATCTCGCTGGTCAGATGCTTGTGGAGCATATCAATATATGCCGATCACATGGAACAAATATGCTGGCTTTAAAACAGCATGTCTAGCTCCTGAATATATTCAAGATGCTAAGATGCGTGGAGAAGTTAATTGGGCTTGGAAGAAATATCATTCATGGCCCAAAGTAATTGCTACACATTATTTGCCATCATATGCTGGAAATACTTCTAAATGGTATACACATTGGTTCGCTGGTCAACCAACCATTAGTCAGTACGTTGAAAATGTTTATTCACAGATGCGTACGATTGGGTTAAGTATATAGAAGTTTATTGAGTGGGGGATGGAGTAAAATCTGTCCCCCATTTCAAATTAAGGAAAACATGGAACATAGAATATTCTCAACATATTATCAACTATCCTTAGAGGGCTTAGTTGAACCTTGGAGATGCATAAATAACAATCATGAAGTTTTTATGGTTCCATCCTGGAATGTACTTACAGAAACAACTCAAATTAAATGTCAAGTCGGGGATTGTGATTATACAATCAACCCTGGATTAAATTTTTATAACAAGATATCAGAATTAGTCGGACTAGCCCTTGTGGATAAAGTCTTGGAGGATCAAAATGACTGAAGAGCAAATGCAGGCATTTCAAGAATTAATAGCTGGAATATATATTCAACAATTACGTATATATGATCTATTGGCGGTACTCGTGAGTGAGCGTCTGCCTGAAAAGATGCAACAATTAGAACAAATGCATACTCAGGGCAAAGTATTATGCCCGGATCCCGCATTGACAATTGACGAGTGATATAATAATCATATTATGACTCCGCAGGAGATTCGCAAAAAGGTAGATAAGTTCAAGATGAACGCAGGCTGTGCAATCTGTGGATATAATAAACATCCCGCAGCATTATCATTTGATCATCTTGACCCTTCATCAAAATATAAAACAAAGTCGGGAAAAAAAGTTCAGGTCTCTGATATGGTAAAAGGCGGGAGATACGGATGGGATACAATTTGGGCAGAAATGGGAAAATGCAGAGTTCTCTGCATGAATTGCCACATGGAAGTAAATCATCCACGTACCGATATATTCTCGGCATAGTATTAACCTTAGCAGCTACCTTCACAGCAATATATAAACCCACACACTTTAAGTTTATCTTAGCTTTTATATTTATATTAATCTTTTTAGTGAAGCCGAAAAAAGTGAGTGCCGAACATGAAAACCCCCTCAACAATTTAACATTTGATTTTACCGAAGATATTGATATATTGCCCGATATGCCCCATAAGTACAAAGATTGGGTCTATGTCAAAGATCTGCCCGTATATGTCAGAATGAACCCGTAGGGTATGTCGGAAAATATTTGAAAATGGTTCAATATAGCCCCTATGAGCTTTTATCATAGCTAGGATAGTATCCTTACCAGGATAATTTCTAGAAAGGCTTTACAGCCTTGTTTCCCGCCTTTTTTTAAAAATAGAAAGTTGATATACTATACACAATGGAAAATATAACCTACACTGAACAAGATGATCTAATTTTAGTATCTACAGATAAACATTCATTTTATATCAAGAGTAATAATCTAGGTAGATTAAAGTTTGGTCTGCAGTTGCATTTTGAGCATATGAAAAATCTCAATGATTCATCTGATGAAGAGCTTGCTCAGATAGGCAAAAGAAGACCTAAACGCTCTGCTATAGAGGAGATTAACTATCAGATAGAGAGAAAAGAGTTTAATGGTAAGGTTATAGTTCCTACAGAGCTTTTATCTCGTCTTCCCGCCAAATCTCAATCCAGAAATAGAAATGGCAAGCAACATATTGCTGATTCCAGATGGAAAAATGCTCTGAAAGATAAAAATTACTCTGTAATGGCTCTTAATGACTACTATAGAAAAGAAGCAGCCTTTGTACAGACATTTTTAGACCCATCTGAGCTATATTCGCTTGAAAAAGGCTCTTTTAAGGTCTCTCCTTGTCATATAGATCCAGCTCTCACTAACAGAGATGAAGATTCATGGTCTCCCGACAAAATTTGTAGAGATTTATCCATTATGAATAAAGGTTTTGAGAAGATTAAAACATCTGATCTTAAAGGTAGTCATGCAATTACTGAAGAACAGGCAAATATTGCCTTTAAATACTTATCTAAGATGAATTATGAAAAAATGTCTGCTACCAGAAAGGTCATGTACTACATTTTGATCTTCAGAAAGCGAAATAAGTTCTATCAGAAGTATGATATTACTGATTTAGGGTTAAGACTTTACTAATTCCCGCTCTTTTATTTTTTGAATGCATGTAAGACAGTATCTATGGACATGCTTTTCTTCTACGATCATATATTTTGCTGTTCTAATACATCCATCTGTATGACAATCCATTTATTCCCGCCTTTCTTGACGAATGTAATTATATCATACTCTAAATCACGTCCTATATGTCGGATTTAAATTGGTAAAAATGTTAAATTTTTTGTAATTTGTATGATCCACGTTTGAGAAACAAAAACAATTAGACATAGTGTGCCCATTTGTCTAAGT